AAGTTGTAGAAAACTTACCTACATCAAATAATATTTTATTAAACAATGAAAGATTAACAAGACTTAGCGATATAGACCAAACTCCTCTAAATGAGGGTAGCGAAGATGCAACCCAAGACATAGAAATTTATGAGTGCTATGTAAAAACAGATTATGATGGTGATGGTGTAGCAGAACTTAGAAAAGTTATTGTTGCTGGTGAAAGCGGTTACGAAATATTATCCAATATGCCTTGTGACAATATTCCTTTTTGTAGCTTAACACCAATTATCATGCCACACAGATTTTATGGAAGATCTGTTGCTGAATTAGTTGAAGATGTGCAGTTAGTTAAATCAACTGTTATGCGTCAGTTATTAGATAATATGTATTTAACTAATAACAACAGAGTTGCAATAATGGATGGTATGGTAAATCTAGACGACTTACTTACATCAAGACCAGGTGGTGTTGTTAGAACTAAACAACCGCCAAGCCAAGTAATGTTGCCGATGCAATCACAAACTATTTCGCAACAAGCTTTTCCATTATTAGAATACTTAGATACAGTTAGAGAAACTAGAACTGGAATTACAAGATACAATCAAGGCTTAGATGCAGATAGTTTAAATAAAACTGCAACTGGCGTTAATGCAATCATGACTCAATCGCAAATGCGAATGGAATTAATTGCTAGAGTGTTTGCTGAAACTGGAATTAAAGATTTATTTAGAAGAATTTTCGAATTAACTTGTAAATATCAAGATAAGGAAAGAATTGTAGAACTAAATAATCAATTTATACCAGTTAAACCTACAGAGTGGCGTAATAAATTTAATATTTCTATTGTAGTAGGACTAGGAAGTGGTTCTAAAGAACAACAAATAGTTATGTTGAATAATATTTTAGAAAGACAACTACAAGCTTTCCAATTGCAAGGTAACAGAGAGTACCCAATGGTAAGTTTAAAAAATATTTACAATAGTTTATCTAAAATTATTGAGAATGCTGGTCTAAAAAATACAGAAAACTATTTTGTAAATCCTGATATGGGCAAACAAATGGTTACACCTCCACCACCGCCAGAACCATCGCCAATAGAAAAAATAGAATTTACAAGAATTGCTAGTGAAGAAAAAAGAAAAGTTGCAGAGCTTGAATTAGAACTGAAAAAAGTAAAAGCTAAAAATGCAGAAATACTTTACGACAATGAAATTAAATTAAAAGAACTAGAATTAAAATATAACGCACAGATAGATTCACAACAAATAAAAGCTGATGCTGATTTAAATAAAATGTTAGTCGCAGAATCGACAAAAGATTTTAGAGAAGCTGCTAGAAGTTCACAAATGGTACAAGATCAAGTTAAATCATTATATGAACAAGGAAACACAAGGCAAACTGAACCAAGAAGTGAGCCAAGCGAACAAAGCTAAACAACTTTTTGAAAATCCTTTGCTAAAAGACAGTTTTGATAAGCTTAAAAAATTATATTCTGAAAGTTTATTTAATACTGGTGCAAAAGAAACAGAAACCAGAGAGAAATTATGGTTAGCCTACAATGTAGTGGGCAAAGTTGAACAAAATTTATTAGAAATTATTGATACAGGCAAATTAGCTTCTAAACAATTAGAAGATTTTCGCAAAAGTATCAAAAATGAAAAATTTTAACAAAAAAAGTTAAAATAAGTCAACCTTACACAACAGGAACTTAACAATAGGAGCAAACAATGGCGGACAATTATGCTAATCCTTTACAGGAAGCTGAAACTGACATAACAAAAGCACAAAAAGCAATAAATGGTTTATTAAACCCACAAGAAGAAGAAACTATTGGGCAACAAGAACCACCAAAAGAAGAAATTAAACAAAATTCTCCTGAACCACAAAATGAGGAATCTTCAATTGAAGAACAACCTTTGGAACAGGAAAATCAGGAAACGGATTCGCAAGATGAAGTAACCGAAGATGTATCTCAATCGGAAGAACAAATTGAGACTCAAGAGAAACAAGATTCCACCGAAGAACCGACTTATTCAGTTAAAGTCGCTGGTCAAGAATTTAATGTTACCCTTGATGAGTTGAGAAATGGCTACAGTAGAGATGCTGATTACAGACGAAAGACTGAGGATTTAGCTTACGATAAAAAGCAATTCCAGACTGAGTCTGAAAAGCAAAGGCAAGACTATTCAACTAAGTTAGGTGAATTAAATCAAATGATGTCTGTTGCACAACAACAACTTAATGCAGAAATAAACTCTGCTGATTTAGAAAAGTTGTACGAAGAAGATCCAACTGAAGCTGCTAGGATTGAACATAGATTAAAGAAAAAGCAAGAAAAGCTTAATCTGGCTATGGAGAAAACGCAATCTGAGCAGAAAAAACAATTTGATGGATTTTTACAGGATCAACAAAGAAAGCTGGTACAAAAAATGCCAGAATTTTCTAATCCTGAAAAAGCAAGTCAATTAAAAACTTCTATGAAATCTACTTTAAACTCTTATGGTTTTAACGACCAAGAGATTGCACAAGTATATGATCATAGAATAGTAATGTTGGTAAATGATGCTATGAAATTTAGAAGTATGCAAAAGGCTAAACCAAACATGGCCAAAAAGATTTCTAAACCTGGCAAAGTTTTTTCTTCAGGAGTGAAACAATCAAAAGCTGATATTAATTTAAAAGCAAGGAAAGATAAGTTGAGCCGACTGAGAAAATCTGGAAGCACTAAAGACGCTGCTAGTATTTTCTTGGATATGATTAACAATAAATAAACTCAACAACAAAAGGGAAAACTATGGCACAAGTAACAAATACTTATAGTACATACGATGCTGTTGGTGAAAGAGAAGATTTATCTGATATAATTTATTCGATCTCTCCAACAGATACTCCATTTATGAGTGGTATCGGCAAATCCAAAGGAACTGCTGTACTGCATGAATGGCAAACAGACGCTTTAGCTGCGGCAGCATCTGACAACTACCAAATTGAGGGTGACGAAATCGCTTTCGCTGCTCCATCAGCTACAACTAGACTTGGAAATAGAATGCAAATTTCTAGAAAGTCTGTAATTGTATCTGGTACTTTAGATTCAGTATCTAAAGCTGGTAGAAACAATGAGTTAGCTTACCAAATCTCTAAAGCTTCTAAAGAGCTTAAAAGAGATATGGAAACTTCTCTAACTGCAAACCAAGCACCAGTTACTGGTGATGATTCTACTGCTAGAAGATTAGCTGGTTTAGAATCTTGGATTAAAACTAACACTTCAAAAGGTGGCGGTTCTGGTGCAGATCCAACAACTTCTGGTACAAATGCTAGAACTGATGGAACTCAAAGAGCTTTCACAGAAGCACAGCTTAAAGATGTAATTAAGAAGTGCTGGGATGAAGGTGGAGATCCAAATATGATTATGCTTGGTTCATTCAATAAGCAAATACTATCTGGCTTTACTGGTGGTTCAACTAGATTTGATCCAGCAGAAAACAAAAGATTAGTTGCTGCTGTTGATGTGTATGAGTCTGATTTTGGTGCGATGACTGTTGTACCTAACAGATTTAGCAGAAGCAGATCAGCTTATGTAATAGAGCCTGATATGTTTGGCGTTGCGTTTTTAAGAGATTTCCAACTTATGGATCTTGCGAAAACTGGTGATGCTACTAAACAGGCATTGTTAGCAGAATACACACTTGTTTCTAAAAACGAAAAAGCAAGTGGTGGTATTTTTGATTTAACAACATCATAATCTTAATAGTATATGGAGGGGAGCAATCCCCTCTGTATTTTAAATCAATCAATTTTGTTTGGTCTTTGAAGTCAATCAATGGCGGAACGAAGCAAATAAAGGAAAATAAAAATGAGAACATTAAACGATTATTTTTTAACTGCTGAAATAGAAGATATTTCAACTGCATCATCTACATTTGTTGCAGTACCTGATGGTGGCAGAATAATTAAAATTATAACTGCATTACAAGGAGCTATCTCTGGTGGAGATGCAGCAATTAGTTTTGAAATAGGTGGTACTGCTGTAACTGGCGGTGGCATAACTGTTGCAAATTCTGGTTCTGCTGCTGGAGATGTTGATACAGCAGAGCCTACAGCTTTGAATTCAGTATCAGAAAATGGAACTATTGAAATGATTACTAATGGTGGTTCTACAGGAACTAAAAAGCTTTTAGTAACATTTGTAATTAGAAGATAACAGAATTTGGGGGATCTTGCCTAGCGGTACTTCCCCCAGATACACAACAGTATTTTATAAAGGAGAAACAAACTATGCCAATGGTAGGAAAAAAGAAATTTAGTTACACAAAAAAAGGAAAAATGGCTGCTAAGAAGTATGCCAAGAAAAAAGGTACAAAGGTTAAGAGTAAATAATAATGAAGGGTAAAATGAAAAGCAAATCAGTTCTAACTGCTAAACAAAGAACTTTACCTAAAAAGCTTCAAGCAAAGATTGTTAAATCTAAAATGAAGAAAAAAAGAAAATAAGGAGTAAAATAACATGGCTTTTAATTATGGTTTAAGACCAACAACAGTACAAATGATGAGTTCATCAGGTACATCAAGTCAATCAAGTGCATTTGGTGCATTTACATTGTATGTAAGAATTTGTGCTGATGCTGATTGTCATATTTTGTTTGGTTCAAATCCTACAGCTACATCAAGCAGTATATTTATCCCAGCAGATCAACCTGAAATATTTAAGGTTAATCCAGGTGAAAAAGTTGCAGCTATTGGTTCAGCAAATGTTTCTGTTTCAGAACTTGCGTAGTGGCTAGGCAAAAATTTGTTCATTTTGTTCCAAGACCTAAACCAAAAAAATTAGGTAAGCACAAAAAAAGATTAAACAAATCAGAAAAAAGACAAATGAAACTTACAAGGTATAAAGGGCAAGGTAGGTAATGGGTAAGATAAGCACAGAAAAAACTGGATTACTTACAGAAAATTTTTATGCTACTGAAAAGGGTGTTGTTCAAGAAAGAACAGTAAATCACAAACCTATTATTGAGAGTAATAAAAAATTATATACTCAAAATGATGGGTATAGCCCAGACAAAGGTTTAAAAAGAATAGCCTCTATACCTACAATAGTTTTAGAAGTTTGGGCTAAAGAATATAATGGCGATCAAAACAAAGGTAATTGGTTTGCTTTACCAAAAGATGTTCAAACAAAAATTTTAAAAGAAAAATTAAACAGTT